GCTTTGGGCAATCTTGGCTGATGCTGCCCCCATGGATTTGAAGGAACCTTCGGACATCTCTCCGGTCTTGATGTCCTGCATTGGGACCGATCCCACGGTAGCAACCATCCGTCGGACGATGGATTCGTCAGACATTTCCAGCGACACAAAGAGCGTCGGAGTCTTGGCTCGTACTGTTGCAGCGTCAGCGATGGCAATTGCCATGGCTGTTTTCCCGATGGATGGACGAGCGGCCAGAATGGCAAGCTCACCGAGCTGGAATCCGTCGGTCATCTTGTCTAGCCAATGGAAGCCGGAAGTCACTCCGCTGAGTTGTCCGCGACGGTTGAAACGCTCTTGGGTCGAGTCGATGAATCGGTTGACGACGGTCTTTGAGCTTTGGATGTCATCTTTGGAGACCTCAACGCTGAGTCCTGCTTCGGCATTGGAGACGATTTGATCGACGGATAGGGTCAGGACAGCAGACTCGCGTATCAAACGGTCTCCTGCGGCTCGTAGCTGTCGGCGGTGGAATGCTTCCAAGACGTTCTTGGCGAACATCGGATAGCTTGCTGGAGATGGGCAAAGCTCGTCGCAGCGATTCCAGACCTCAAACGGGACGGGATCTGATGGTCGGGTTCGCTTCCATTCCTTCATCATTTCCGGCATGGATACCGGCTTTGATTGGGCAACCAGACCTTTGAGCAGCTCAAAGGTGTCTTGGAGCTGGTCGTTCTGGAGCGCATGGGTTGGCACTTCAGCGAAGGCATCGAAGCAAACATCGGCGCCACCGGAGATGCACGATCCAACCAGTCCAAACTCGTCCTCTTCGGAATAAAAGACGTCGCTCATAGGTAATTGGCGATATTCTGATCCAGAGCCTGTCTGCTCTGCGACTGGATTGGCAGAGCTTGCTGGCGTTCGTTATGCCGATCTTTCCATCCAGCAAGAGAGGCTTTCCAAGACTTCATTTTAGACCTGCCGACAATCCAGCCTTTCGACTCGTAGTAATTGACGAACTTGGAAGCTTCGGATGTTGGCAGTCCGATTTCTAAACATCGGTCTTCAACCTCTTTGATCGTTGGGGGCGCGAAGCGCGAGCGTTGCGGCTCTGACGCAATGCTCTCTTCTTTATTAGGAGATGGAGATGGAGATGGAGAGTTGACTTCCGGTTGCAACCGAATTTCAACCGTGGTTGAACCGCTGTTGGATTCCGGTTGGTACTCCGGTTGAACCGTGGTTGATTTGAGCTTTCTTGATTCTGCTGATTTTCGGCCTTTTTCGGCCTGTTGTTGCAGAAAACGGTCACGCTCGCTTCTTACAGACTCAAGTCGCTCATTGCGAAGCTGGCCATCTTCGCATAAACGGAACTTAGCCAGTACGTCAACCGAGACGCAACCGCCGGTCAACCGCTGTTGCTTTTCGGTTTCAACCGGAATTGAACCGCGGTTCCATTGGTGGCAGAGCAATCGGATGAATTGACCAACCTCCTCTTGGGACATTTCCAGCGTTCCAGCCAGAAAATCATCTGCGTAGAACATAAAGGCTGGAGCCTTTCGGGATCTTTTTTCGTCGTTCATGTATCAAACAGAAACCCCACTCAGTCCGTGGTGAGAACTGCCGCAGAACCGACGGCACGTACACGGAAAGAGTGGGGGTAAATTGGTTGAACATGGGTTCTGGTATGGTTGGTCAACGCTCGCTTCTCACGGCTTGCGCTGACTGCCTGTTCTTAGCTCGGCGGCGGTGTCGGATCAAGCGCGAACTTCGCGTCGAACTCGGCCTTTGGTCTGACGTACAGGTACTGGTCCTTCCGGTAGATCACGCACAGCCGTTTGATCTCCGCGATTCGGAGTTGGGCTTCTGCGACTAACTCGACGACGATTGATGGATTGGCTTTGGATCGGAACTTCATTTGGTCTTCCGGATCTTGTGTTTCCGGACATTCCAAATCCAACAAATTGAGACTCCGTACTTCTCGGCAAGCTCCTTATCCGACCACCAATGGGTCTCTTTGCGGACCTTTTGGACGGTAGCCCACGGGATATGATGTCCCTTCGGTCTGCCGATCTTCTTTGGATTGAGTGTACGGACCTGCGGTGTTGGCTTGAGTCCGAGTAGTCGCTGGATGGACTCCTTTGTGATTCCGATTCGTTGTAATATGCTCATGCAATAGCTCTGGATGGAATGTTACTATGTGGAAATCAAGAACGTGTCTGAGATATGCTCCCCAAGATTTGAAACCGAGTTTGCTTGCTTGTTGTTGTAGTGCTGTCAGTAGTGTGTAATCTAGCTCAAAGGACGTATTGACATTTCGTCTGTCACTATCCAGTCGAAGTTGTTCTGCCATGAATCATTCAGTTGGTTGTATGTATTGTCTTTGATCTTCCAAGTGGAAGGGTCTCGTTTGGATTTTGTATGTCGGCAAACGATGGTCGCTCCGATGCTTCGGATAGGTGCATTCCGGAGGTGATGATCCGGAGGTAGATCGTGCAGTTTCATTTGGTTATCTCTTTGATCTGCTTGTTCCGCTCTCGTGGAGAGTTATTTAGCAAGCATTGAATCCACCGGAATGAGTCGAGCGTTGCGAGGTGTTCCCAGTCTGGATTGTTTTCGTAGACTTTCGCATGCAGCAATCCAACGACTCGGGTCTTATCAACAGCTTTTAGTTTTTTGTCTTTGCTGCGGTAGACGAACGCGACTCGGTTGAACTGCTCGTCGCTCATGGATGGTAGTTGTTCGCGGCTCACAGCTCCTCCTCCTCCTGCCATTGGTCCAGAGCCTCCGGCCGTGTGGTTGCCAGCCCCAGCCGGATCAGGTGCCGGATGCGGTCGTCGAGCTTTCCGATCTTCTGCCGGAGGTATTCGTTGCACGCTTTGAGTTCCATCACCTCTTGCTCCAGCTTTGAGATGTTTTTCTCGCTCACGGCTTGGCCTCCTTCTGCTTCTCCAGCCACTCGCGGATGATGCGATCTGCTAAATGCTGCGTCTTGATGCCTTCGTTCTTGCAGTAGTCTTTGAACCGTTTGTGGGTGTCTGGTGTTACGAGTAGCGCTTTGGGTTTCATTTGAGATGCTTTTTGACTTTGTTCCAGTAAGGGATGGTCGCTGACTTCTTGTCTCCGGTTGGGCCACCGTTCCATTTGCGAGCCAGTTGCTCGGTCGTGCAGCCTTTGCCGTAGTGCGTCAGATAGACTTCGCAAACCTTACGAGCGACGGCTCGGTTGGTCATCTGCTGGTGAGTCCAATTGGTCTTGGCGATGCGGTTGGCGTCGATCACAACGCTCTTGTGGATCTGGAGCGGTCCAATGGCTCGCCCACCGTCTCCAATCGCCATGTCGTTGCCGCTGCTCTCAACGATGATGAGAGCCGCAATGAGTGGTTCCAGATTCATCGGAGACCTTTCAGCCAGACGGCGGCTTTGGCTTGGTAGAGTTCTTCGGCGCTCAGGAGCCTTCCGGTGCTGTCAGCAATGCCGACAAGCTCCCGAGTGTGCAGCCAGACTTCCCGCGCTCGTAGAGCCTCCGAGACGCTGCTGTGGATGCTCAGGGTTCGATTCTCTCGGTCTTTGCAATGGTATTTCATGGGTGTTGATGGTTTGAGCGTTTGGCGTATGCGCTCCCCACGTTGGTGATTCAGTTGGCTAGAAGCTTGCGGTCTTCTTGACGAAGTTCTCGTTGCCTCACTTTGTGAAGTTGTCCCGAGTTCAAGTGCAAAAACTCCACAGCAACGATGCGATCCCCAACGTCAATGAATTGGATCTTGTAGATTCGCAGTCCCGACAAGAATCGTGCTGGATGCGTCAACTCAACGGTCTTGATAAGCTTTGGAAAAGTCATGGTATTTGATGGTTAGAGGTAAAGTAGCGCGTTGGAGAGTCGCGCCCCTCTTTTCAAATCAGACGTAGTTATTTCGGATGCAGTACTGGACCAGCTCCATGCGGCTGCCTTCGATTGTCTTTCCGGTGAACCGTCCGCTCCGGTCGATCTGGTTGATGTAGCTGACCGTCTTGCCGTTCCTCTGGATCTCTCCGATCAGCGTTTCCGCTGCCGCTTCCTTCTTCTCAATCCGATTGATGTAGCGGTCTTCGGCTGCAATCCGGCGGCTCATCTTACCGGCAAGCATCTTTTCCATTTCGCAGCTTTCTTGGATCATCTTCATCGTATTCTTTCGGTTTCTTCGTCGGCTTGATTGCCGTCGATGGAGATAGCTAAACCCAACGTTCGGTTTCCGTCAACAGGAAATCGCTTTTTTCTCCAGAAATCTTTTTGAGGCTCCAAAACATGCGGAAATCCTAAGGAAATGCGGTGTTTCGATGAGGCAACCACTTAGCCTGTCGCAGGATCTCCCTGCGCACCATGCCGCATTTCCAAAGGTTTCAGAACTCAATCCGCACCGCGCATCCGGAGAACTGGAGCGCGTAGGTTTTGGTTGCTGTGATCTCGTAGATTTGCGAGTCGTCAAGCCAGACTCGCTGAGTGTCGGTGATCGCGTCGGTCACCGCTTTGATGAGGTTGTCCAAGTCCGGCTTCTTTGGGTGCCAAACCGGCGCTTTCGGCTTCGGGATGCCGTGCTTGTCCAGATGCGCTTTTGGCCGTCTCAGGAAGAAGTCTAGCCTCAACCTGATCGGAGCCGTTGTGGGGCATTCTGGAGCGTTTGTGGAGGCTTCCTGACGCACCAGATACTTCCAACCTTCGGCGGTCTCTGGCGTGTAGACTCCCGCATGAGATCCACGCCGGAAGGCTTTGACTCGCGGTTGAGCTTTTGGCTCTCCGCGAACGTGGAACTCAATCTGCATGAGATGGAGTGATCTCCTGCAACCTGCCGGTGATGCGAACGTTTGCGTACCACCAGCCGGTCGATGATTTGTCCGTCACCGCATCGGTCTCTCCATCGACCATGATCCAAGTGCCTTTTCGCAACTGGTCGACGACCGCAATGTCGTCTTGATCGAATGACCGGAAGACGACCCGTTGCGCGTATGTCTTGCCTGTGTGGAGCGTCCGCTTGTCGTTCTCGATGGTCGCAAGCAGGAACCGCTTGCCGTCATCGGTCGTGTGGACTTCGGCATCGCACCAGAGTCGCCCGAAGGCTCTTGCCCAAACGTATCTCATCGCGTGTAGCCCTCCAGCCGAGCCGGTGAATAGCTCGGAGATTTCACGATCTTGCCGTCGTTTCTGCGGACAATGTGGCGGTTGTCTGCGACTCGGTGGGATCGACAGTCAGCCGGAATCCCGTCGATCTCGTCGTCACTCCAGCACTTGCTCATGTTGCTTCGGTGGATCTCGACAACGGCAGCGTCGATCTGGTGCGGACTGAATCCAGCAGCCAGAGCCGCTCCGTAGACGACGTACAGCAAGTCACCAATCGCGTCGATGTACTCGACCGCATTGGTTGCGGCTGCAAGCTCCTGAGCCTCTTCGTCGATGAGCCGATACCGCAAATTCTGCGTGAGCGAATCCGGCAACGCAGGTCGATCCGGAATGAATTGCTGGAAGGTCAGCATGAACTCGCGGACGAGTTCCATTGGGTGAGTTTGGTTCATTTGATGCGCGTGAGTGTGGGTTGAGACGGCTTGGACTCGGTGCAGCCAGCCAGCAAAGCCGCCAGCTTGTCCTCCAGCTCTTTGCCTTTGGCTCCGGTCGATGCTTTCAGCGCGTCCTTCAGCTTGGCCTTCGCAAGCGTCACGGCTGGCATGATCTGCTCGTATGTCCCGCCACCTTCGATGAACCGGAAGTACACCGTCTCCGTGTCTCTGATCGACTCGCGCACCGCACCGTCTTTCAACGTCCAGCCTTCGATGGCTTCGCCTTCGGCAATGCGTCGTCGAGCTTCAGCGCGGCAAGCGTCGATGACTGCTTCGGCCTGTGATGCTCGGTTGAGAAACGCTGCGAGCGTGTCGTTGGTTAGCGTTGCGGCAATCGCGTCGGGAGTGATCCCGACAGGTAGATTGGTCAACGGTGGCGCCACAGCAGCCTCCCGAGCTTCCGCACAGAACGGCTTGCCTTTGCAGTACCGACAGGCGGATTCGGAAGGTGTTCTCGGTTGACCGAGCTTCTGGATGGTCTCCATGAGGTTTGATGCCTCATAAATCGCGTTTCGGATGTCCGGCGATTCGTAAATTGAGACGCTCGGCGGTCCTGCCAGAGGCTGAATGATCGCAACCGCAATCCGGTCCATGACGAATGCAAAGGACTCGTCCAGCAGCGCAACGAGACAGCGCAACTGTAGGTTCTCGGCAGCATTCTCAACAGCACCACGGCCACTCTTGTAGTCGATAATCAACGCGCAATAGTGGTTGCCGTCGTCCCAGATGTAGATGACATCCGGCTTGCCGCTCCACAGCTTGTTGCCGTTTTCGTCCATCGACCAGAGGCGCTTCTCACGGTAGCAGTTTGGCGTCTTGTCTCCGAAGAACTGACGGACAACTTCGGCCTCCTGCTCGCGGCAGCGGTCAATGATCCATGTCTCATCGGTTGTCAGATCGGTGACCGGCTCAAGCGCGAGTGCCGCGTGGATGCGGTTGCCGGTTTGAGCATCGGCACTCGTCTCCTGCTCGACGACCTGCCGCTCCAGTTGATAGCTCCCGAGACAGGCTGCGTAACGGCTCGCAGCAGATGCGGACGGGAGACCATTGCGTTCATCACTCACCGGCCACCTCCTGCGTCTCGACAGCGGTGGTCTCGGAGACAGGCACAACCGGATTGATGATAGGAGGCAGCTCATGCGGCTGGATCTCAACCTTCGGCTCCAGCTTGCTGCGGAAGATTGGGCGGGACGGCGTGACGTTGACGCTGACAGACGGAGCGGCTTCCTCCTCATCCGAGATGCCAGAGAATCCAAACGCGATCCGAGCGCATTGGATCAACGCTTTGTGTCGAAGCATCCGTCGCGGATTGACCTTCCACGGCTCGGTGTTGCGGGAGCATTCCGAGAAGTACTCGGTGACCTCCACCGGACGGCTGCGGTCTTTGAGGTAGATCGTCGCGGTTACGCTGAACGGCTTGCCGTCTTTGTCTTCGGTCTTGAACTGGATGCCGTCGAACTGCGGATGACGGTTCATCAACTTGATCCAGCCGTCCACCGAGACGACCGGATTGATCCCGCCGGATCGTCCGGGAAATGCGTAAATCTCCTTTGTGAACGGGTTCAGATCGTACTGGTTGGCGGTCACCACAAACGCCAGAAGCTCCTCATTGGAAGCCTTCGGCATCAGAGTCGCGCGCAAAGTCTCCAGCAGCTTCGGAGGCTCAACGCTGAACTTGCTTGCCATGACCGCGAGCGCGGACTGCTTTTGGGTCGGAATTAGTTCTTTGCTCATTGGACTTTCTCGGCCTTCCACCGCGAGCGCCGTTTTGGCGAGCGATTTCGGCCTTTTTCTGCGACCGGACTTGCCCCATCTCCACCGCGATGTCGCGGCGGCTTGCGGCAAAAATGGAGTTGCAGACGGGGCATTTCATCGGTCGGCCCCCATAAAAACCCAACGTTGGGTTTTGGTCAAGCTCCAAGCTCGTTGGGGAGTCTCAAGTCGATGTACCGGATCGCTCGGAAAAGCTGTGTCCCTCCAGCCTCATGCGAAGCCATTTGCGTTGTGTCTCCGGTGCCGTAGGCGCGAACTGGAACGAATTGAGTCCCTGCGACATCGACGGTCTCGTCCCCAAACAAGACCTGATTGTTGCAGTCGAAATTGTACGATGAGAACCCCTGTCGGGTTGAGTAGGTCGCAAGCTCGTACGCGCTGACGACGTAGTAATCCAGAGCGGTGACCGGATCGAAGAGCTTCTTCGCTTGGATGCCGTTGGCAATCAGCGAGTCGTACTGCGACTCAGTAAGCCACAGAGAAGGGCCTTCGGAGGTCATCGAAGTGACCCAAAGGTCTCGCGGGTAAAAGTCTCCAAAGTTGGTCGGCTGCAACGCTCCTCCAGCGTCGAACGCAAAGAGCGGGAAGTTGTCGTTCCCAAGACCTCTCGGCACCGCTCGTGTCCAGCCTCTGACCTGCGACTCCAAGAGGTTCCAAAGAAACGCGCTCTTGGGAATCTTGTGGTAGAAAGGTCCGCCTCCGGCTCCCGTCTGAGTCGTGTCGTTGGATGCAATGAACGGCCACTCAAAATAGGTGTCCGCAACGAATCGGATCTCTGCAATCTCGGCTTGCTCGGAAGTGCTGACCGGCGGCTGAGTCACCCACGGGCAGAGAGAAGCCATGGCGGCCGTGTTTTGATCGTAAAAGACATCATCGACTGCACCCGTACTTTGAACCGTCTTGTTAGGCTGACCAAGAATGCGGACAGAGGCATCAACGCCACCTTTGCCGCCCCACTTGTTGATCCAGAAGTCGGACCCGAAGACTCCGGTGAGCGCCGGACTTGCCGGATTGGTGGTCAGCACTCGCTGGAGGTTTGGATCAAAGACGCTGCTGGAGAAACCCCACGGGCCACCGAGCGGCACATACCCACAGTTGATCGCTGGCTTAGATGCCGGAAAATTTGAGTCAGTCGAAATCTGCGGGAAAACGTGACCGTACCAACCGCTGACGTTGCTCGGTTGCGTCAGCAGATAAGTCTTGTTGCTGGAGCAGTACCGGCTGTTCAAGTAAATACCAGATCCGAACCCCGCTTCTCTAACAGTAGTTCTCAACTCCATTGAGTTTGCGGATCTCTCATAGTCAGGAATTAGCGAGAACGCGTTGGCATCATAAACTGTGATATCCTGACTGGATGCCGCTTGGCACATAAGCCCAAGAGGCGTCAGAGAAACAAGACTTACCTTCTCTTCTGGAATATCAGTAACATCATCAAAGTTGCCGATGAATCCTTCCTCAACAGCAATGCGACGACGCAATGTCCTTATGTTCTCAAGCCAAGAAGGCTCATTGCCACCAATCCAAGATTTTGCTGCAAACGGATTTGAGTTGTCCTGCGTGTAATATCTCAGAGGATACGCAATGTCAAAATACCCAACCGTCGGAGTGATTAGCCAGTAAGGATTGTTGGGCGTAAAAAATACGTTGCAATCTATTGGGTAAATCTTGATGGCTGTATTCGGAAGCTTGCTTGATAGCTCAAGAGAAGTGCCGTTGATAGTCACATTGACTCCAACAGCCTCAAGATTTTGGACAAACGATGCGGAGCTTTGAAAGATCTTGAAGTAATCTTGCGATACGATGTTTGTCGTTGTGTTGTAGACAGTTACTCGCGCTCTGCCCCATGTGAATATGCAGTCACCAATGATCGTGTTGGCTTCCGTTGGATCTGCGTACTCAGGATACATCTGCCGCAGATTGAGACCGAGCAAACCATCAACCCAAGAGTCCAACGCTCTCATCCATTGGGTCAGGATGAATGGGTTGGCAACATTGTTTGCCTTCGCTGACCGCTCCAGACAGACGGCCAGAGAATCGAGCTGACCATACATGGGCGGACCGCCAGCAAAATAGGGAACGTCTCCGGTGAAATATGGGAAGAAGTAATAACACGCAGAGCCGTTCGGCCAAGTCGTTGCCCATGTCCCATCACTCCTGCGTCGGAAGGATCGGCATCCTTTGGCTGCAATGTACTCCCGTTGAGCAGATCCGTCTGGCAATTGCAATCTTACCTCAATACTTTTCCTGCCGAAATTGTGGACTCTCCAGCAATCATATCGCTGGTAGCTGTTCAAGATGCTGAATGTCGTTAGACCTTCAATCCTGATTTCCGCGACAGCCAGCTTGTGTTTATGAATGCGACCGGGAGGCAATGTTGGAACAGAACCTATGTCGTCAAAGTATTGTCTGACATAAGACGACAAGCCCGTGTTTGGACTGTCCCAACCCAAGTGAACATCGTAGTCAATGCCGTTGATGTTTCGCTTGTGTAGCTTGAAGCTCTTCTGGATTGACGCTATGTCGCAAAATGTTCCATCAAAAGATGCGACGTATGTATCAACAAATACCTCACCTGCGACGGGATCAATCTGCTTGTTCTCTAACTTGGATAACTCAATCTCAATCTTTGTATCACTAGCGGTCTGTCCGGTTATGTAAAAGCTGGTATCCGGATCAACGCAATAATCATAAAGAACTCCTGACGGAATGTTTCCAGTACCGTATCCACAAGCAAAAGGAGTCTTGCCATCAAAGACCCGAGCAACCTTTTGATCGAACCGAGCATACAACCCGTTGAGATTGTCTGCCGTCCACATTCGATCCTTCCGATCAATTGCGACGGGCATAGCTCAATAGAACCAAGAGTCTTCGGATGTCTGGACAACGGTCTTGCCAGCGGGTTGACGGATCTTCAGGACCGTCCCGTTTGGCGTTTGCTCAATGGCTTGATCCGGTCCAGCGACAAGCTGGATCTTGCGAACCGCTTCGATCAACTGATTGATCGTGCGAGCGTGATCCGCATTGACTCCCTTTTCAGCAAGCTTTCTTGGTAGCGAGACAGCCATTAGATCTCACAGAATTGGGCAAAGATTTTGCAGGTGCTGTTCAGAGCCATAACGTACAACGTCGCATTGACTCTCGGCAGCAAGATGAACTCTCGCGGCGGGATCTCAAACTCAAACGGTGAAGCCGTGCCGACCTTCACGCTGTTTTGAAGGTCCATGTTGTAAATCAAGACTTTGTAAGGAGTCGCAAGATCAGCGGTCAGATCCAGCGTTTCCTGCGTAGTCCCAACGTCCTGCGTCTGCTGTCCCATGTCTCGCCCCGTCATGTTGACGACAGCGGTCCATGTCTGCGGATTGATGCTCGCCCCATCTTTTGCGGCATAGAGCCGAGCAGACATTTCGATCTCGTTTGCCATAGGTCGTTAGGTTAGATCTCGCAGAAGGTCGCTTGAATCGTCACGTTGGATGTGTTGGCGATCAAATACAGCGACGTATTGATGTACGGAATCAGCATCGTCTCGCCAGCCGGAAGGCGCATCGTGCCAGCACCAGCAGCGAAGCCGCTCGTAAACGACAGCTCAACGTAGTTGGTGGAGTCGAGGTTGGAGATCAGCAGCTTGTAAGGACTAGTGACATCAACAGGAACATCAAGCGTCTCAGAAGCTCCGGTGCCGATGAGTTGGGTCTGGCTGCCCATATCGGTGCCAACCATCGTTGCGCTTTTGGTGTAAGTAACGGCGGGGAGATACGCACCGTTCTTGCTCGCATAGAGGCGAGCGGTCATCTGGATTTCGTCGGCCATGTTGTGTTAGGTTGTGGGGTTGTAAGGATATGCGAAAAGATCCCAAGCGGCAAACGTCCAAGTCTCGTTGCGCTCAACTTGGTTTGTCTTGATGAGCAACGAAGTTGAATCGTTGGTCTTTAGCCAAGACCATACGGTGCCATCAGGTGTAAGGTTTGGATCAACCGGAGGTCTCGGCATCACCAAACGGACGGACTCCGGAAATCCGTTTCGAGACGCCAGAATGTCACCGGAATAGACCGCAGAAATGATCGGAGGCGTTGCTGGAAGACCGTTACGAGCCGAGAAGGACGAGATCCGAGTCAGGCTGACGCGAGAGGTCTGGAATGAGTCTTGGCCTCTGGAAAACTTGATAACAAGTTGATGAGCAAGCGGAAATTGGCTTTCTGGAAAAATGTTTGCCGGTGTAGTCACCCCGCCCACGGTGACTTGATTGAGCTTGTTATTTTTCGGATCTTCACCCGCAAGCTTGATCGCGGCATAGTAGTCAGCCTCCGTAATGTTGATGCTTGAATATGTCTGAACCCACTTTTTCGCTTCCGCTCTGACATACGGAAGCGCAAATAACGATGCGTCGATGTACTCGGTGCGGAACTCAAACCGAGTCGATGGCTCCTCTTCTTCTGGAACTACAGGAGCGGTCGGATTGTTTGGATCAATTTGAGAGCCAGCAAAAGTGACAGTCGCTTCGGAATACGGTCCATCTTCGTTGATCTGATACTTGCCACCAGCGGCAACCCAATCCGCAGAAGCCGCTCTGAGAGCATCTTTGCTTCCGCGATACTTGTATGTGATGTAACGGCCAGTCCCATCCCCATTCTGGTATTGCCTACTGACTTCCGTGTAAGCAAGACCACCGATTGAACTGTAGAAGACTGGCTCTGGTGCTGGTGTACCAATCCGAACCGGAAACAGCGTTGATGTTTTGATCGTTGCCATATCAATCAACCAGCGTGTCTGCGGTCCTCTTGGTGTTCTGTGAAATCACCTTCAACTGCAACGTTTGTTCGACCGCTTGTTTGATAAGTGAATCCTGTGCGGTCTGGAATCCAGTAAATCCACCGATTCTAGCCAAAGGATCTTGTGAGCCACCAAGAGCAAACTTTTCTCCCTTTATTGCTGATAACATCAATTCGGGAGGGATAAATCTGTCTCCAGCTTTTCCGGTTAGTCCTGATTTGGTTGCTGTTTCTCCGGAATCCTTTGAAAGTAATCGAGATTTATCAGAAGCAAGATCCAGAGCAACTGTTGCCGGAATGGATGAGATCAAAGATGCGGCCCTGAGAGCCTTTCCGGTTTGAGTCAGATTGAACAAACTGAAAGCCAAATCCATAATGTTGTAAGCAGATTTGGCTGCTGCAACAGATTGAACCTGTGTCTTTTTTATCAACAAATCCATCTGATCGTTGAACTTCTCAATGTTCTTGATGTCTTCAGCTTTGAACAAATCAATTGGACCCAAGTCTTTGATTGTTCCTGCCGCCATTGCAGCTTTTACAAGCTTCAAGCCGAGAAGGTCAACCGCTGCCGACATCATAACGGCGTTGTTGCGATTGGCGTTGAGCTTTTCTCCCAATGCAACTAAGACCTCTTCGCTCCCAAGAGTTCTTTCAGAAAGCTTCTCAACTGTAAACCCGAGACGTTCAAAAGCGGCTCTCTGTGCGCCCTCATTCGCAATTGCTTGCGTTCTTGCGTCGTTGATTCGGTTGATCGCTGACGCAACAGCTTCAAATTGGACTCCGTAAAGCTTTGATGCCATTTGCAGTTTCTGAACATCGTCGGTCGAAATGTTCAATTGATCTGCAAGCTCTCCGACAGCATCCGCTGCATGAACGACCGATCTGGCAAATCCTGTGATTGCTGCAACAGACAACGCTTGCCCAAGACGACTTGTGACAGCTGACTTGAAGTTGTTTCCGAACTTCTCTCCAAGCGACTGCATCCGCTTGAGACTCAACTCAAATGCAGTCGAATCCACGCCGATCTTGAACAGCATTGAGAGGATGCCCATATCAGTTGTCTCTCTGGCTCTGCCAAATGGCTTCGGCGTTGTCGTCCCAAAGCTCGGCCTGACCATGCATTTCCGCATGGGCCAAGATCAAGCGTTCAGCATCCCCAATCGGTAGTTTGATAGCGTCGTCGGCATCAATGCCGATGTTGACGCATCCGACAAGCACTCGTTCGGGCCATGGCATCGCTGGCCTCTTGGACTGCTTGCCGCTTTCCATCAAGACCTCCGGAGCGGTTGACTGCTCGTTGAGCCACAGTTGGAAGGTCTGTGATTCCTTCAATAAATCGAGTCTGGCAATGCGCTTGCCCCACAACCATAGAGCAAGATCACGCCAGACGGACTTGATTGATTTGATCGACTCAAGCGGCGGCTGAGAGCAAACCACAACAGCCTCCACCAGATCGTTTGGAGTAATCTGTCCGCCCAACACATATGGTGAGCGAAGACGTTGCAGGACTATCGCGTGACCAAGCGTGTATGGCACAAGCTGAACCCCAAGCACCAAAGGCGCTTGAGGTCCGGTCTCTGCGAGAATCTTTGCAAGATCGGACACAGATTACAGCGTGAACACGGTAGCGGTTCCACCCAGCGAAGGATACTTGGTCACGGTGATGGTCACCATGCACTTGCCGGAAGCCGTGAACTTGACGCTGCCGCCGCCGGAATAAACGTAATCACCATCAAGCGAAACGCCACCGTATGTGGTCGCATCGGTCGAAGCAATCGTGACATACCCGTTGACGGCAGGAAGGCTCGCAGCCGTCTTTGCGGCGGCAAAGTCAGTACCTGACGGAATAAACGTCACGTTGAGGCTGATGCGCTCGTTGGCGGAGACCTGAGCGACGACCTCACCGGCAGAGTTCTTGATCTGCTCAACGTCCGCTTCATGCGTGACATCGTAGCTCTCAATGGTCGTGATGACGCCAGAAAGCGCCGTGCCGGGAGCCGCGCCAGTTTGATTGTAAAGACGGATGGTTCCCTTAGAGCCATAGACTAGTCCGAGTCCTTTTGAAGTAGCCATGTTGGTTGTGTTTTACGAGTTTGCTGCTGCGAAAAGTGTCATGGTGCGCGTGAATGTTCTAGCCCTTTCGCTTGTATCACTCACGCCAAAATCTACAGGAACCGCGAACTGAGCATCAAAGCCGCCATATGGGCTGTCATCGCCAGCACTCAATTCGCTGACGTTATCGTCAACAAACAGATACTGAAGCAAGTCCTCAAAGACTTGAACGGTCTTGAGCAGATTGTTCTCAGTCGTGTCATCAGCCGAAATCTGCAACACCGCAGACAGGTCGATCTCGCAAGTCCGATCAATCGGATGAACCGGAACCGTGGACGATGCTCTTACAATGATCCGTGGAAAATCCGGCATCTGATCTTCGCGGTCAAAGTCCGTAAAAGCGCCGTGACCATAGCTCGTCAAACAAGTCGGAGTTCCGGTGCCGGATGCGCTCCAGTCTTGAGCCGCCAGCCAATCGGCCAACGCTCTCTCGGCTCTAAGTGCGACGGCGTTCATTTGACGACAACTCCAAGTTTCTCAAGCCCATCAGCGGCTTGTTCCAGTTTCGCTTGAATGTGCAGAGACATTTCACGCGCTTCATCATCATAGGCTTTTTGCATCGCCTTTGAGTAGATCGACTCGACGTTGCCGATCTGATTGTCCGCAAGTCCAATGTTCATGCGAACGTGAGTGTATGGATTGATCGAAGGCCGCGCCCAATATGCGTAGGCGCTGCTCCCGCGATGTACCGAGACATTCTCCTGCGGCAATCCGTATTGGTTTGCCAGATTTATGAGAGCTTGATTGCCGGACACGATCCGCACTTGAGCGGAGCCCTTCTTTGCTCGTCGGGTTCCACCGAATTGCTGAAAGCTCGGAGACAGCTTTTTGATGGCTTTGACGACGGCGCTCTTGAGATAGCCAACGCTGCCAGCAGCGCGGCGACGTAGGCTCGCAGCGGCAAGCCTCATCTCTCTGCCGTAGAGTCCCGGCTTGCCTTCCTTCCGGTTCTTGGCTTGAGCGATCAGATGAACCAACCGAAGCTGCCGAGACCTTCCAACACGCTTTCCGGTCTTCTTATCAAAGCGAGCCTCACCAATCGGTCGATTGAAGTAATCAAGAATTTTGTTCCGAGCGGCTTGCGGACTCTTGGGCGGAAGCAAGATGTACATCCGCAGCATCAAGAAAAACGTCCGCGAGTTGATTGCCTCAGACAATGAGCGTCGGCTCTGCGCGAGATAGATCCTCCACGCAGCGTCGAAGTTTCGAGTGTCAACCGTGATCGTGGGCCTCATTTGGTCTTGGCCCCAAGCTCAAGCGCATAGTAAGCGCCCGAGCCATCGCGTTTGGCGGACATTATCCGAAGCTGGCGTCCATCATAGGTGACCAGACGGCCAACCACCGGAATCATCCTGCCAAATGAAATCAGGATGCGGTCGGTGTTTTCTTGGAACAGAAGACCGCCGTTTTCCTGCAAGAGCCGGTCGGCGTTTGACCCAACATCCGCACTCCACACAGTCGCGTCCACGGTGACCAAAGTGCTGTCAGCAAGACGCCAGTCCGAGAACTTGACCAAGATACGCGCTTGAACATTGTCTTGGAAGCCACCGGAGATGACCGAGTTTGTGTCCGTGATTGCAGCCGGAAGGCATCGGACAAGCTGACCCTGCCAGATGAACGACGGATTTCCCATCGCCCCCTGAAGGACGCTCATCCCAAGCTGAAGGCTGGTTGCAATCAGGTTCACGCCGTGAAGTAGACACCGGAGACAACGAGCCGCGAAGTCGCTTGAAGATGACCGCCGAGACTGGATGTCGTGCCGGTCTCAAACGCTGAAAGTTCGCAGTAACTAGTTCCACCAATGACTTTGCCAATCAGAGCAGTCTTGGCTTGATTGGTTCCATTTGTCAGCCACAGCGAGACGGCGGCATCGTATGTCACCGCATCCGGCAATCCCAAGCGGAGGTTTCCGGTTGAGCTTCCAGTCACCGAGTTGATCGTCAGATCCACGGTGAAAGTGGATACGAAACCGATGCTGGTATGGCGAGCGGTGTTGACCGTGAAAGCGAACGTCCGACCACCGCCGGAATCAACGAGAGTCGGAACCCACGTTGACGGAGCGGTCAGCGGCAATGCCGCATAAATCTCATCGAAGTTGGCGTTGGCCTTCTGCCAGCTAGTGCGGAGCGTGTCGCCCGTGTTGTCGTTGGCGGTTGATCCGGTGTTGATGACTTGTTGCGACATATCAGTCCTTCGGCAATGCGTACCAACCTTCTGGAATCGTCACTTTGTTTCGGCTTTTGATGACTTTCCCTTCGGCGTCTTTAGCCCAAACGTGAGCTTTTATCGGCTCCGCCAGACGCACCGGAGTCCCTGATGGCACCAGAACCACTCGGGTCGGTGTGCAAGCCGGAAGCATCAATGCGAGCGGCAAGACGAGCGGCAAGAGATTTGTCGGCCATGCCGTCTTCACTCGTTTGATCCTTCTGCTCCAGCAACTTGTCCAGAGCGGCTCGCATCAATCCCTGTGTGATGCTTGTTAGTGGGTCCATGCAGATCCTTCTTGATGAGCTTTGAGTGGAAAATCACAGCCCAAACGAAGATGCCAGCGAGTCCACAGTTGAGCAGGATTTCAGACGGCGGTGGCGTGGATGCAGTCAGGCAGTTGAACAGCGCACCGGCAGCGGTTGCGGTCAACGACAGCCGAAGGAACGCATTGCCGACAATCGGCCACCGCTGAGTCACGCCTTCCGTCCGGTAAAGCAGGACCATAAAACATGAAACGCCAGCGGCTAAAACACCGCTAGCGATCATGTTGATGACGGTATCTGGCTTCACTTTTTGCGGAAGCGATCAATGACGTATTCGACGCCATGCAATCCCAAGAAGCCCATGATGAAGGCTGCTGCGTACTGGGTGTTTGAGTTCTTCATTCCGAAGAAATCAACAACGATTGGCGTGAGGTAGTTAGCCGAGAGAGTACCGGCCAAAAGAGAAGTCACCGTCGTGAACCAGTCTTTGTGGCCGTCGCGTTTGACGGTCAGGAGGCTTCCAGCGAAGCCAGCCACAAGAAGCCCGATGTTGATTCCGAGTTCTCGCAGCGTCTCCTTCACTTCTGGTCCTCCTTGCTCGCGTCCTGAGCCTTCAGAGCTGTGAACATGGCACCGGCACCAGCCGTGATTGCGGCGATGGCGTTGGCGATGTCACCCGCGATGATCTGCTTGATGCCAACGCTGAGAGCGGCGAGCAGGACGGCAACGCCACCAGCGGTTGTTTTCCAGTTCTTCATTCGGTCTTAGGTTGAGCGGCTGCGATGATGATGTCGGCCAGCGGGACTCCAACCTTCGCGTTGGCATATCCACCGGCTTTGATTGCGATGTCGATGAGCTGGAGCAGTTGGTTGGCCTGCTCCTGAGTCAGTTCAATGTGAATCATGCGGCGGGAGCATCGGCAACAACCTCAGGCTCGGCAACCACAACCGGAGCGGGAGGAGCCCACGGCAGCGGCAGCACCACAACCGGCGGGTTGATCTGGTTTTGGATCTGGAGCGAGACGTTCGCTTCGATGGCGGTCTTGTCCACGCCGTTTTCCCAGCACCAGTCCAGCACCTGCTGCTCGGTGAGCTGGTCGTACGGAGTGAAACCTTCGGTCGGCGGAGCGAACGAGCAGGAGCCATAGCAGGTGCCGCTGTAGGTCTTCTCGTCGTCGCCGGTGCCGGTGGTTTCGGTGCCGTTGCAACGCCAGTCGGCGGTGATGACGACATCGGTGAGACTGCCTTCGGTCGGCTTAACGAGAAGGCGTTCGATGATCCAGACAATGGAGATGGTGGTCATGGTGTGATTAGAAGAGGTCGTTCCAAGAGGTTCCGTTGTAGCACTTCAGCTTGTTGCTTGTGCTGTTGTAGTACACATCTCCAGATTCCGCGCCAGAAGGGTCAGCAGCAAGCGGGACGAATCGAACTTGGCCTGTTGATTTTACAACAGCGCGTTCGACAGGAGTCGTTGAACCAGTTGCAATGACAACGCTTCGAGCAGCACTAGTGCGCGGCTGGATTATTAGGTTTCCAAAATCAGTGAAGTAACCAGCACCGCCTCCGTCTGTGTAATAAATGGAACAAGCATTAGCGTTTGATATGTAAGATGTGCGAGTTCCTGCGTTGGTTCCGCTGATTCCAACCGGGCCAGCCGCAGAAAGAATGTGGGATGTAATCGGCGTAACCCCCACGCCGACGTTGCCGCCGTTGGGCTGGAGAACGAGGTTGAAATTGGATGAGTAATCGGTCCGCGCTCGCGCCTGAATCCATCCGTAGACAGCGGAAGCAGCGGTAACGCCGGTGTCGATTACAAGTCCAGTTCCCGGCGCACCGATACGCAAGCTGCCATCAGTCGTGGATGAACCGCTGGTTGAGCAGGTAGATTGAGTGCCATTGACGACAAACTTGAAGTCAGGACTAACCCCCACGCCCAGCCCCGTGGAGTTGAGGGTCATGGCGGTGCCAGCGACTCCGCCGACGTTCGACCAAGCGCATACTCCAGATCCATCAATGCTGAACCTTTCGGCGCTGGACGTATTGATAGCAAAAGTCGCATCGCTCGGATAAGCAATCGAAGCAGTTTCAGAAACGCCGCTTCGACCGATCCGAATGATTTCGCCGTAGCTTCCAACGCGCAGGAATCGGCCAATCAAAGAATTAAATCCACCAGTAGCATCAAACGGATATGAAGGACTCGCCGTACCAACACCCACCCGATTGTTCGCCGAATCCACCTTCAGGGTCGAGGTATCCACCGTCAGATCGCCGGTGATGGTGGCGGAGGCGAGGGTGGCGGATGGCGAACAAGCGAGGATGTTGTTGATGCTGATTCGCTTGGTGCTGCCCGATGCGGGAGGCGTTGCCGACACGTCCACAATCGGGATCATGTCGTTTGCCGGATCGGCCGCCGTGAGGTTTGTCAGTTCTGAGATTTTGAGGTCTGCCATAGGTCAGTAAACGGTGAGGATGAGTTTGCCCGAGTCTTCTTGTGTTAGAAAATCTGCTCCTTCGGTCAGCAGCGAATCGAACGTGCCGAAGGAATAGACCAGCCGGTTGCCGCCGATGTTTTCCTCCTGCACCAGATAGTCGCCGTTCTCGCACAGGATGTCCCTGCGCTCAATCGGCGGCTCAGGCATCACGCCGTTGAGCGGTCGTGTGCGGTCGATTGCTAGTCCGAGAGAGATCACGGAGTGCGAGCGAGAAACGCGATCACGGCACCGGAGTTGATCTGGAAGCCGGTTATGTCACCGGGAAGAACCTGTCCGGTAGGGATGGTCTTCGATAACCAAGTCCCGCTGATGTTGGTGCCGGTGATGGACGAGAATACCGTCGGCTCAATCGGTACGAGCGACGACCAGTTGCCGGTTTTCGCGGCGGTATCGGTGACAAGCTGGAACCCCTGTCGGCCCATGCTGTACTCGGTTGCGATGTCTGCTTGGACGGCCATTTTGTTTTTCGGTTAGAGGGGAGGCCACCGGCCTATCCGATGGCCCCCCCAATTTTGTCTGTCAACCTTTGCGAACTTTCGGTGCTAAGGCTCCCTGTATCCACAGGACGAGCTTGCCTCCCTCAGGGACGGGAGCGGTGTTGAAGCTGGTGCGCTGGAGAGTCGCGTCAACTTCGGGACCAGAAACGAGCTTTGATTTGCCGTTCTTGTCCACCGCAACAGTAGTGGCGATCCTCATGGTCCTAAGGATTAGGCGGTAATTAGGACCTCAGCCTGAGTCTTGTCGCCAGCGGCAACGCCAAACATGATGTCATAAGACGCCATGTGAGCGCGAGTGGCGCGGCTGTACCAGACCGACAGCAAGACCGAGAGACCGTTCTGGCTCTCAACGGTGCGCTGCTCGACGAACTCGCCAGCGATCATACCCACCGGCAAACCGGAGGCGATGGCGATAGCGTCACGGCCACAGACGAAGCCGGCGGTGTTGGCAATAGCGCCCGTCCAGTCGTTCTGCTCCAAGATGGCCTCAAAGCCGAACAGACCGTTGTTGAGCGGACCATAGCGAGCATCAGGGAAGGTGTTCGCAGCCGCCGAGAACTGGAGGCGAGCGAGATGCCCACCGTCCAGCAACAGCAGCTTCCGGCGGTAGTTCTTGGCGAGAGCCAAGATCGCAGGAAGATCGCTAGTGTCGAAGTTGGCAGCGGTGCCGATGGTGGTTCCAGCACCGTAGTTCGCGGAGGTCATCACAGCGGTGATCTTCTTGCTGATACCGAGCGCGAAGACATCAGCGGAACCGGCAGCGAGATCGGCCAGAGCGAATCCCTGATTCAGCTCCTGCTGGGTAACCGTGAACAGCTTGCTGATCTGGTTGACCGTGACGGAGGTCGCAGCAAGCTCGGAATCGTTGCTGGTCTCAAAGTTGGTCGCGTTGTCGACCGTCGCAGAAGAGCCGGCCTGCACGAACTTCTTGACCTGCACGGTCGCACGGGGGCGGAGGTTATCCAGACCAACGTTGCGAGTGAAGTTGCCAACCATCGCCAGCTTGGTCCCCATCTCGGTGATGACCGCATCGGCCAGATAGTCGACGACCAGACCGGCCGCGAAGGTGTTGCCGTTCTGCGGAGCGATCAGCTTGTTCTGGCGCAGCAGCTCGCTGTGATTCTCAATCAGCCACTTGCGGCGGTCAGCGCCAGCCTTCATCTTCCGGTGCTGCTCCAGAAGCGGATTGCCGAGGTTCTCGATGACGGGGCGGACCGGCTCGGGAGCGGGGGCGGCGGCAGGAGCCTTCAGGCTGGCCTCCAAAGCAGAAAGCTTGGCGAGGATGGCGTTGAGGTCCACAGAAGCGGCAGGAGCCGCAGCAGGAGCCGCAGCCGCCACAGGAGTGTTGTCGGACATATGTGTGTCGGTTTGTTGTGTTGGTTGCGGCGTGTTGGTCACGCCATTCTGTCCGCTAGCGTTGGTGCTATCGGGAGAAATCTTTTTGGAGTCGTCAATGGACTCGTCTTCGCCTTCCTCGCGCTCGATCTGCGCATAGAGAGCGCGAAACCAATCGCGGCCAGCAGCACCGCCCCAGAGGTTCGCGGCAACATCGGCAGGAGTGTTGGGCTCGGCTTCAAGAAACCGCTCGTTCCTGCCCCACCAAGCGTTAGCCTTTTCGACCTTCGCTTCGGTGGGAGCTTCTCCAGCAACTAGCGATTCGGCCTCAAGCACAGTTGCCTTCTCAAGACCTTCACCGGCAAGACCTTCAGCGTACTGCTCAAGCCCTCTGCGGAGGTTGTTCTTGACCGTCTCTGGAGCCGTTTTGGTGACCGCTCGCGGATGCCACTTTGCAGCCATCGCAAGCTGTTTGATCGGCTTATCCACAAGACCGAAGGCAATCGCTTCTTGGGTCGTGAACCAAGTTTCGGCCTTCATTGCGGCGCGAATCGCTTCGGGAGATTTGCCGGTCTTTTTGGCATACACTCCAACCAGCACCTCAGCGTGTTGGTCGAGCGCGTCAGCCATCTTCCGCATATCTTCTGAAGTACCAGAAGCCATACCGGACGGGTCGTGAATCATCATCAACGCAGCGTCCGCCATCTCGACCTTATCGCCAGCAAGCGCGATGATCGACGCGATGGAAGCAGCGATGCCAACGACGCGAGTGGTCACCGGAGCGCGGCGACCGCGAAGCTGGTTGTAAATGCTCAGACCATCCCAAACGTTGCCGCCGGGAGAGTTGATCTCGACCAAGAGCGGACCATTGCCAACCTCATTGAGAACGTCCGAGAACTGCTTGCCGGACAAGCCGCTGCCGCCAAACCAGTCTTCGCCAATCTGGTCGAAGATTTGGATGGTCGCAGTCTCACCAGCGGAAGCCGCTGGAGCGTAATACAACCAGTCTGTTTTCTTGGTCAGATTCATTCAGACTTCTTGGCTCTTGGTTTGCGAGTCTTCTTCGCTTTAGCGACGACGGCGGTGTCATCCACAACAACAGAAGTGTCGCCACCTTCCGGAGCTGCAACTGGCTCGGGAGCGTTTTGATTTTCCGAGCTTGTGTCAATAGCGGCAACAGGAACGCTCGGGGCTTTTTCCTTTTGAACGGTGGAAATCTCTGAGACGTCGAGTCCGTATTTGTCTGCCAATTGGCGAACAAACAAAGCTTGCTGAGCTTTGGCCTCTAACGATGAACGCCAATCAAGACCTCTGGAACCGTAAACCTCATCATATGTGATGATACCGGCTTCCAGTTCCTTCAACTGAGCAGCGGAATTGCGCCCAACATCAACATTGGGAGCGCGAGGAGCGGTGATTGCGACCTCATACCAATCAGACGGAGCATCGTTCAGCGTCGGATCGGACTTGATCGCATATTCCATGACGTACTCATAAATACGTCGGGCGGCAGTCGCCATGACATGATGGCGGCTCTTGAACCAAACCGCAGACATATCAAGCGCACCGCGATAGACAGTTCCCTGCATGGACTCAGGGAAAACAAGAACATACGGAATACCAACACCAGCGCAGACCTTCTCGGTAAGCTGCCGCCAGTACTCCCGCATATTCACGCCGGGACGCTCGGTGGCGAATTGCTGGAACTCGTCTCCGTGTTTCAGCACTTTGACCGCACTTCCGAAGACCTGCTCGTAATAATTCTCAGCGGTGTTTGCTGTGGTCGAAGCAGTACCGGCTCGCAGGTTTGAAGCTTGGACCTCACCGGAGACCGTCTTGACGATCTGAGCGACGGAAGCTCCGAGCTTGCAAGCCTCCATCTCAAGCTTCTGGAGGTCGTCGAGATCGTGCAGGTCGTTGATGACGCAGCTTACAAATGGAATCCCGCGAAGCTGACCAGCGCGGTTCGGCTCGTAAATGTGGACGACTGAATCCGAAGGAATGGCTCGGACGTCCACCAGATTTCCCTGCGTCTTCTCGGAGCCAACAAAATAGCTGACCGCTCGACCCGTCCGAGGATCAAAGCGGATGCCGTCGAATACGGTCTGGTCAGACTCCATCCCCACCGGAGTCGCTACCGATTGAGCTTCCAGCAGTTGCAATCGCGGTTTGCCGCTCTCGCCTTTGGTTAGCAGAATGAAGCTTTCGCCATCGAAGAACCATCCCCGAGCGGCTTGACCCATCAAAGTACCAAAAGACTGGCGGGAACCGATGTCTGGATACCGACACCAGATGTCGAACCACTTCTTTGCTTTGAGATTCCATGCCGGATCGCTGGATGCGGGTTGGACCGAGAACGACGACCCAACGGTGTAAGACTCAAAGAGGTCTCCGAGCCTGTTGAGGATAGCGTTGTTCTGCTCAAAATACCGGCTCTTCCGGACAATCGCTTGTCGGGTCGAACTGGTGACATCAAAACGAGCCGAAGTGTAAGACGTATCGAGATACGAACGACGCAAGCTCTGTTGCGCTCCTTCGTATTTGTTCTCAGGGGCAGGGAACAGAACGTCTCGGATTTTTGAGAGGATTCCCATCAGCTCATCCTAACGGTAGCCTCACGCCGGTACTGCGTGAAGTCTCCATAATAACGGGTCGTCGCAATAAGGACCGACCCGAGCATCTTTGCGTAAATCTGGGCATCCGTTGGGCTGGTAATACCATCACCAGACAACAGCGTGACTGCGTAATCGTAGTCACTCAGCAAAGACTCCCACATTTCCAACATCTCGCCGGGACTTGCGCTTCCCTTTCCGGGTTCAGCGAACTCAACGGAGACATCAGAAGAGGACGTTTGGCGAACCAAATTGCCGCTCTCAAGAGCATTAGCGGAAACGGTCAGCTTTGCGGTCAACGCATCCAACAGAGACAAAGCGCCTTTGCTCGCGTAAGTGGTACGCAAGTAAGACCGCTTTGTTGCTACTGTGTAAGTGACCACTCGGGCGGACTATTCACAGAGCGTCCGGCTTGTCAACCGCCAGTTGTATCAACAACGGGATTTGGAATCAGATCGTTCCAGAGCGTTACCATCGCAATCTGCATGATCTCGCAGTCGTGCAGATGATCCGGCCAGCGCGTGTTTCGCTTGAACCACAAATGCTTGATGCGTCCAGCGCGGTTGGCGGTAGGCTTTAGAATATGGCTGTCGAGGTGCTTCCAATAGATATCGGCATCGCTCGCAAACGCTCCTTCTGCGTCGAGTTGTGCCGGAAGCGAGCAAACAGACCATGAATGGTTTTCGCTACCTCTGCGGAGCTTCTGGAGCATTTCCCGAAGATGCTCTGTGTCAAAGATCATCAGCGGTTGGACGACATCGGTTCGCATGGACGTCGAAGTCGTGATGCCGCAGGGGAGGATTGATCCGGTCTTGCTGGTGAATCGCGCTCCGCTCTCTCGACCTTTGAGTGGCAACCAACCGACAAGCATTGGCTTCCGCAGACCTCCCTCCGGTGGATACCGAAGACCGCACGGATAGTTGATGGCTCCGCTGCTGGTCTGCGAGTACTGAGCGCAAGCATCGTACACCGCTTGGGTGTTGAAACCGGAGTCAACACCAACGTCCATGTCGTGTACGTTGTAGTACAGTTGGACCCGTCGCAGAGCGGCAAAGTCGTCTGCGTGACCGGCTGCGACCAGCCGCGAATTTCCGGCGCTCCACTCGCGGCAGACCCACCACAAGAACGGAGCGGCAGCTTGTACGTCTGCGGTCAGATACCTCCGAGCTTCTGGCATCTCGGTGTCCGAGACGACCTCCACGCGCTCCGGTTGCGAGTCTTGGTTTTCCCACGGTTCCGCGAGCATACCGTTGACGAAGCTTTGTAGCCCCATCATGGAGTTCTTGGCCTCCAGAAAGGCGACCGCAAGATTCGCCCAAGTGCATTTGCGGTCTGGCGAATAGAGGCTCGACAGGTGATAAGACCGGACGCTCGGGATGCTGGCGACGTTGTGGGAAATCCATTTGCCGTGACGCAAGCCAGCGACCTTCTGACTGTCGCTGATCTTACCATGGCAGAGTTGGCAAACGTAGTGAGCAGAAGTCCGGATTGTCTGCCAGTCCGGCTTGCCGTCCTCAAGCTTCGCGTTGTCCCATGTTACCTGCTTCCATTCCAGCCGGATGAACTCACGGCAATGCGGACACGGTATGTGGTAATACCTTTGGTCCCCACGCAGGAACTTTTGCCAGATTCTGCCTTCGGTAGTCGTCGGAGTGCTGGTAAAAAATGCTTTTGAACTGGAGAACGCTTTGAGCCGCTGTTCCGCAAGATCCAGAGCGTCGGCTTCTTTGGCGGTCGCTTCCGCAAATTTGTCCACCTCATCTGCAACCAGAATGCGGACAGGTCTGGACGCCAGATTTGCTGGTGAATTAGAGCCGACAAAGCTCAACGTGCATCGGTCAAATTGCTGCTCCAGATTTGTGATCTGGTCACGATCCGCAGGGAACCGAGCCACAAGAGCCGGTGAGTCCTCAAGCATAGGGAGCCAGCGAGACTTGCTGAAGCTCCGAGCCAAATTCTCGGACGGCATTAGCCACAAAGCCGGACTCGGTTCGACGTCGATTGCCCACGCCAGACCTGCCATGAGCGTCGTCGTCTTGCTAGTCTGACTCCCCCAACAGAGCGTTACCTCTGAGACCGCCGGATCTTTCCAAGTCTCCAGCGGCTCGCGGCAATATGGTCGGACAGCCGTGGAGAATGGGCCGGGATGCTCGGTCTGTCGTTGCGTCAATGTCAGGTTGGATTCAGCCCACTCAACCACAGACTGCCGTGGAGTCGGCCTCCATAACTGCCGCCGGAACTCCAAGATTTCGCGCTCCAGATCGGTCATCGGAAAAGCTGAGTCTGGATGATCTCATTGCTCGGGCGGATCTTGTATGTCTTTGCCGAGTCCATGTGGACGAACGCCATTCTCTCTGGCCTCCCATCGTTCCATTGATCCAACAGCTCCACGTTGCAAGCCCACGTTGCGCGAGCGTTGAAGATTTCGACCATCATCACCAGATTGTCCGGCTTCAGGTGCAGCACTCCGTAAAACGGAAGCTTCGTATGCTTGGTCACTTCAAGTGCCGCTTGAAGCTTTGACCAATCAATCATCCACTTGTTTTTGTACGTCGTTTGGAGCTTTTGCAGATCATACAACCGAGACTTGATCTCGTAGCTTCCGACAATCACTCCCGCGTTGGTATCATAGACGAAGCCATCAATCCGAGACGGCTCCGTGTCCGGCAAACCAATCATTCGGAAATTGGTCTGCGATTCTATGGCGTTGAGTGCGATTCGGTTCTGACGCAGAGCTTCAATGCCTCTTGGTTTGTGGATTTCGAGTGTTTCAATCATTGGATTCTGGCTTTTCAAGACGAGCCTTCTTGCCGGTGAAGTCTTCCCATCGTTTGACGATGACGTCGCAGTACTTCGGATCTAGCTCCATCAACCGAGCTTTGCGTCCGGTTTTCTCGCAAGCGATTAGAGTGCTTCCGGAGCCGCCGAACAGATCGAGAACAGTTTTTGGATTCCCGTATCTATCAAAACACCATTTTGCTAGTTCAATTGGTTTTTGCGTTGGATGAACTCGACGCTCACCATGTTCGCTCGCTTTCACCATTCCATGCCATTGATGGCGGAATACATCCACGCGAATGCCTCCGTTGATGAATGCCAATTCAGCGCCGGAGAAGGTGTCTCCTTCCCTTTGTTTGTCCCATACCAACCATCCGTGACCATCTGGTAGTGCGCTTGGATAGTAGTTTGCCCCCCAAAAAACCATTGTCGATTCCGGCCATTTGGAGATGCACAAGCGATACGCATCGACAGCAATTGAAACGTCTTGATCCCCAATAATTTTTCCAAAGTCGTTTTCTGATACCGCTCCAGCAATTCCCTTTCCGCTGTGATCTATTCCATAAGGAGGATCTGTAAACACCATTTCGATCTCGTCATTACCGACAAGACGATCAACCGATAAAGGG